TTGCAAGACTAAAGAAATTACAAACAGTCTTCTTGCTCCAACTGATTGGTATGTTATTCGCAAGGCAGAACGCTCAACAGCAATCCCTAGTGATATTGCATCACATCGTGAAGCAGTACTAGACCACTGTGATGATGTTATTACAGCAATTGGTGCCGCATCAGATATGGATGCCTTTATTGCACTTTATACGGATACAGAAGATACTGTGGCAGTCGGTAATAACTGGCCAGTGCTTGGAGAATAATAAATGGCTTACATAGGTTCACAACCAGCATATGGTATATTTGATATACAGAATTTGGCTGGTGACGGTACAACAACTACATTCAATCTAGATTATCCTGTAGCTCAAGCTTCTGCTTTGCTAGTATCTTTAGATGGTGTAATTCAAGAACCTGTATATTCTTATGATGTTGGTATCAGTAGTGGACAACCCAAGATTACATTCTCAGAAGCACCAGACAATGGTGGCAGAGTATTTATCACATATATGGGTAGACAGTTACTTACTGCACAACCATCAAACACTGAAAGTCATATTGACGAATTCAATGGTACTGGTTCTGCTACATCATTTACCTTAACCAAAACACCAGTTGCTGCAGCAGCAGGAAACTTTGTTGTATTTGTTGATAATGTATATCAGAGATATGGTTCTTCTTATGCATACACGGTTTCTGGTTCAACAGTAACATTCACCTCTGCTCCACCTTCTGGAACAAATAACATTCAAGTCATTCAGTTGCATGGTTCTAACGTACTAAATACTATTGCAGATGCAACTGTGTCTGTTGCAAAAGTTCAACAGGGCGTATTCGACCAAGCAGAAGATGATGCAACTGCTCTTGCGATTGCTTTAGATAATATAGGAAAAAACATGGCGAACACATTCAAGAATGCTGCACTGGCAAACGTAAGTAATAGTTCTTATCAAACTTTATATACTGCCCCTTCAGCAACACAAACAGTTATTTTAGGACTGGCGATTGCAAACAAGACAAGTAGTGCAGTTACAGTTAAAGTACAATTTACAGACTCTTCTGCAAGTACAACATTTCAGTTATTGGAAGATGTCAGTATTCCAGCAAACACGACATTGGAAACTCTTGCTGGACAGAAGTATATCCTTGAGGCTGCTGACATTCTCAAAGTTCAAGCTGGAACTGGTTCGGCAATTGATGTCGTTCTTGGTTTCATGGAAAAAGCATAAGGGAGTAATCTATGCCATATCTTGGAAGTACACCAAATGCTAGTTTTTCTTCTAGAACTAAACAAGATTTTACTGCAAATGGTAGTACAACAGCATTCACATTAAGTAGTGCAGTTGCTTCTGCAAACGATATTGAAGTATTCGTAGGTAATGTTCGCCAAGAACCTACTGATGCTTATACTGTTAATGGAACAACTCTTACAATGTCCGAAGCGCCTGCAAACGGAATTAACTTCTATGTCGTATTCAAAGGTGTAGAAGAGAACTCAGTCGTTCCTGCTGATGGAACTATTTCTGCTGCAAAGATTTCCAGTGGTGCAGTGACTACTGCAAAGATTGCTACTGATGCAATTACAAATGCAAAACTTGCTGGTTCAATTACTGATGCAAAATTAAGTACGCCCGGCGCATTTAAGTTTATCTCTAGAACTGTTGTAACAACAAGTGTTTCTGCTGTTGAATTTGATAATTTATCAACCGACTATGATAGTTTTTGGGTCACCTTTACTGCACATCCAAACACAGATAATGTTGGGATGTATTTTCAGTTCTTAGATTCAGCTGGCAGTGCGATTAACGGTGGTAGTGTGTATGGTTATACTACTCAGCGCCTAGATGACAGTGCTTATCATGATTCATCTAACGGTAATAGTAGACTTATGTTTGCAAACACTAATTGTGGTAATGCACAACATGAAGGTATATCTGGCCAGTTCTTTTTGAATAACAGGAACTTTAATGAATCTAATGACCAACATCCACCACACATAACTGGTATGTGTAACCAAACGAATACCAGCGGAAATTCTAACCAATACGCTTTTGCTGGTGGGTTGGCAAATAACCCAGCAGAAGATATTAGAGGAATGAAAATGTATTTTAGTTCTGGTAGTATTGAAGAAGGTGCATTTGCGTTGTATGGGGTAGTAAAAGCATGAGTAATAAAAAATATGTAAATGGCGTCCTTGTTGACATGACTGCTGATGAGATTACTGCAAGACAAGCAGAAGAAACCGAATGGGCAAATGGTGCATCCGCTAGAAATCTTAAAGAACTACGATTTGAACGTAATCTAAAACTCGCAGAAACAGATTGGACACAGAGTAGAGATATTACTTTGTCAAATGATGATGCATGGAAAACATATAGACAATCTCTTAGAGATATAACAGATAGTGCAACATCACTTGATGATGTGACATGGCCTACGAAACCATAATAAATAGAGTGATAGAGGAAAGTAAATAATGCCATTAAGTAAAATACAATCTGAATCTGTGAATCTAGCTGATACCTTTGCATTCACTGGAACTGTAACTGGTGTTGGTAATATGATTTTGGTTTCTTCTGGTTCATCAACAACAAACGCCGGTTCTCTTGAAATTGGTCTTAATTATTCTAATTATGAACATTTTCTTCTTCTTCTTAGTATCAAAGGAACAAGCACAAGTAGTTCTGAAAATCTTGATGTAAGATGGAAAAGGGATGGTCAATCTTATAATACTGGTTCATCCGATTATTCTGTTACTGGTCATTATCAAGATGGTAATACTAATAGAAACGCAAATTCACAAAATACTATGGAACTTTTTTGGACAAATTACCCTGCTACTAATTGGGTTGCTTCAATATGGTTGTGGAATGTCGGCAACACTACACAACAAAATAAATTAGAATCTAGTATTATGAAAGCAAAATCTGATGGAAATGCTGCTTATGTTGCACATGGTGCTATAAACAATGAAACTAATAACTTAAATAAAATTATTGAAACTCAATTCTTTTTCACTGCTGGTGATGTAGATGAGTATGCATATAAACTTTATGGAGTTTCGGGATAATGACTAAATTAGTTGCAAGAGATAATCAAATTGTAGAAATTACTGATGAGGAATTTGAACCTATTAAAGATGTACAAGATGCTTGGGCTGCAAATGCAGCGGCTAGAAGTATGACCATTCTTCGTGAGGAAAGAAACTCAAAACTGTCAGAAACAGATTGGTGGGTGTTACCAGATAGAACTGCAACTGATGAGCAGACTGCATATCGTCAAGCACTTAGAGACATTACAGATACATATTCTTCTTTGGATGATGTAGTATGGCCAACGAAACCGTAATAAATAGAGTGATAGAGGAAAGTAAATAATGCCATTCATAGGACAACAACCATTAACAGGTGCGTACTCTAAGTTAGATGCTATTACAGCATCTGCTACTGCTACATATAATCTACTGTTAAACGGTGGTGCATATTCGCCTGCTAGTGCAAATCATTTGCTGGTTTCGCTTAATGGTGTTATTCAGGCTCCACAAGATAGCTTCACAGTATCAGGTTCGACAATCATATTCGACTCTGCTCTAACAAGTTCTGATAACATCGACTTTATCATGGCACTTGGAGATGTTCTTAATATTGGAACACCAAGTGATGGAACGGTTACTGCTGGAAAGATTGCCAGTGGTGCAGTGACAGATGCAAAGATTGCCAGTGGTGCAGTGACAGATGCAAAATTAGCATCCACTCTAGACCTATCTAGTAAAACAGTTACACTACCAACTGGTGTTGGTGGAAAACTGTTGCAGTTTGTGTCTGACCAATCTGCAATCGGCAGTTCTACAGCAACAATCCCTCAAGATAATACAGCACCAACAATCACAGAAGGTGTAGAAATATTTTCTCGTGCGATTACACCAACAGCAGCAAATAGCAATCTTTTAATACAAATGAATTGCCAAATGTCAGGTTCTGCTAATACTCGTTATATGGTGTGGGCTTTGTTTGAAGGTAACACTCTTGTTGGCTCATGGTCTAATACTCTATCTTATAGTAATGCTGGAGTTATAGCTAGTTTTAATATTGTTAAGGCAGCTTCAACAACAAATGCAAGGACGTACAGTGTCAGGGCAGGGTTTTGTAGCGGAACGACAGGCACGCTTTATTATGGTTATGTTTCTGGTAACAGTTACGGTCAGTTAAATCAAAACTACATGACAATACAAGAAATAGAAGGATAGCAAATGCAACATGAAGCAATATACGCATTATACCCAAATGCATATCGAATAGTAGACAGTGATACAGGCCCTATCGCATATGACAGTAATGGGAATGTAGTATCATGGGATGATTCTGCT